GGAGCGGTCTCGTTGAGGAAGTTCCTGTACTGCTCGAACACCCTGGCCTCCGCGTACACGCCGGGACCGTTGGGTCCATCCTCCAGGAACCGCGCCTTCTCCGTGATGACCCCCGCGAGGGTCGTGAGGGATCTCTCGGGGCGGCCCTTCTCCTGGGAGGACGTCGGATGATCGATGTGCATGTGCGTAGCGGGCACGTACACCTTGGGGGCGTCCCTCTTGAGCATCTCCTTAGAATAGTACCCTGAGCTCCCCCACCCAGGGGCGATAATCTTCACGAGTGCATTCCCGTCCTCGCGGATGAACTTCCCCGGGAGGGCCGTCGGACTCGTCTCGACGAATTGTTCGGCGTCGTTGTTCACATTCACACCACTCTCGGATTTGATCCAATGACCCACCGAGTCCTGGGAAAACCCCGCGTTGTGGACGGCCTTCCAGGCGGATCCCGCGCAGAGGGCCTTATTCTGATGGTTCTCGCCGGGGTGCTTCTCTCTGCAGGATTGATAAACGTCGGCGAGGATCTTTTTACCCTCTTCAGGAAGATCCCCAGACTCGGGGGGTTCGTACGTCCCCGGCATGATATAAATGTATTCGTGCCTTTTATTTAGGTTTAACAGGCAAAAAGAGTGTGATTTCCCAAAAGGGGGATCGGGACCTGGTCCGGTGGTGGGCCCCCCGAAACGTCTTACGGATAACTATGGCATACTCCTCAGAGGGTTATGGCCCCAGTCCACCACCATCATCCCGGGGCTTCTATGGCAGGGGCTTCCTCCACGTGTACCCGCACCCCTTGCAGTGGAGGCGCTGGACGGGTTTTGCCCTGGCGAGCATCTCCTTCCCGGCCTTGGTGACCTCCGTGGAGTGGCACCTGGGGCAGGTCGTCATTGGCGCCTCCCGGGGCCGAATGTCCGTGCCAGGAATGCCGCCACTTCCCGGTACTCATCATCCATCAGAGGCCACTCGATTTCCTCCATGGGGTCCATCAGATCCATCGCGCGGTATTTCTTGATGATCGCGAAGCACTTAAAGGCCATCAGACTTCCCCCTCGAAATCTGGATCCACCACGAGGACATGGGCCGTCTCTGGGAGGTGGTTGAGGTGAAGGTGGGTTCCTGGTGGGAATATCGACCACAACACAAGTCCCCCAAAGCACTTGATCACGAGGAGCATCATAGGGTAGCCCCCATCTGCACGCACATCCCCACGAACCAGAAGAGGGCCCCGAACGCGAGGAGGATCCCCGCGAGGGTCCAGTAGATCCGGCCCCGGAGGGTCATCGGGGCACCTCCCTGGGCGCGAAGGGTCCCGGGGTCTGCTCAACTTCCTGGAGGAGGAAGGACTGATAACGGTCCATGCGAGTCTTGAAGTCCTCGGTCTTCGCGAACTCCGAGAGGACGATGGCATCGATCTCAAAGAAGGGATCCATTCAGACCTCAAGTTCCTCAAAGACTTTCTCAATTTCCCGGATCGTATTGAGGACGCCCCGTTGGTACTTCGCGAACCCCGACTCAGGACCCGCGAGTTCCACGGCATCCCTCAGGTGGAGGTCGGCCTCCCCGCGCATCTTGGTAGTCTTCTCCCGGAGGGTCTTCAGGATTTCGCGCTGACCCTCCAGGACTTCCCCTGCGATATTGTTGCAGTCTGCCATTCTTATTCCCCTGGGACGTTGTCCCTGTATCTTAATAAGGCTCCCAAATATATATAACTAACTACCTCACAGACTTATGGGTAAAAGAGAAAGGCCATCACGGGAGGGGGACGTCCGCGATCTCCCCCTCCTCGCAGTGGGGATCCATGAAGCGAACCCGTTCATGGTACCGGGGGTGCGTGAGCTCCGTGATCACGCCCCAGCACTTGGATCCCTTCTTGTGAGCCACGACCACTTGAACCATATCTATATATAATTCCACAAGGGGGTATTTAAGGCTGACCGTAACCTGGGGTTAATTCTGCGCCTTCCGCTGCATGGCCTCCCTGAGGATCGTGAGGGCCACGATCGTGATCTGCTCGATATCCAGAGAGGAGCCCCCCACGGCATCATAGAGGGGACGGGGGATCTTCACCACCCGCAGGACGACCTCGTGACGCTTGCGGGCCGTCCACTGCGCGACCCCATCCCGGGACCTGGTCCCCTGGTTGTACGAGTGGAAGAGCTCATTCAGGTCGTCCGCGAGGGCCCCGTGGTCCTCCTCGGGATGCGCGAGGATGTGGGCGATCTCCCCGGGGGAGTAGGGGAGTCCTCTCATGTCTCGAGAGTCTCCCGGTCGTCCGCCCACTTGGGGAGTTTCCCCGAGTATCCCTTCAGGAAAGCCCGGTACCTCTGGGAGGTCTCAAAGAGCGCACCGTGCATGAGCTTCAGCACCTCCAGGGGAAGGTCGGCGTGCTTCGAGTCCGCAACTCCCTCCTCGAGGGCCTTGAGGTTCTCCCAGAGGCCCGAGGCGCCGTTCTGAAGGTTAAGGACTATTCCCTGAAGGGCAGTCTTCTCACCTTTGAGGGTATCAATGGTTTTCTCCAGAGAGACCATCCTCTCCCTAAGGGCCTTCTCCTTCTGGGTGAGTTCCCCCTGGAGAACCTTCAGGTGCTCCTCGAGTGAGGAAACTCGGGCCGTGAAGGGATTCGCATCCACCTCAAAGGACTTCTCCAGCGTACGGAGCTCCCCTTGGAGCTCCTTCAGGATCCCCTCGAGGATTGTGACCTTCTCCGGGAGGGACGGCTCCCCCAAGGGGGGCTTCTCGCTCTGGGGGACCTTCGGGGGTTTGGGCTTCTTGACGGGTAGCCCCGTCTGGACCCAGCAGAGGACTCTCCGTCCTCCGACGTCCATCATCCTTGTGCCCCGAGGGCGTCCTCCGGGCATCTTAGAAGGCCGTTGCGGAGCTCATCCGGATCACCTTCAAGTAGGAGCCCGCGTTGATGGTGACGGTCCCCGAGGTGACGGCCGCGAACTGGATCTGCAGGGTCCCCGCGGTGCTGCCGTTCTTGAAGGTCCCCATGAGGGTCGCCCTCCCGACCTGCGTCGCGAGCGTGTGGTAGATCTCCGTCGTGAGGGTCGCGGCCGCGGTCACCTTGGACTGCGTCATCGCGGTCACCCCGGAGGTGCTCCCCTCGAAGTGGCACATGAGCGTCCCCCCTGAGGGGAAATTCACCGCGAACTTGTTCCCGGTGGTGCCGGTGTTCCCATTATTTAGGTATGCCTCGAACTGGATGGTCTCGTTGGCGGCAACACTCACCGAGAGGCCCGTGATGTTGGCGGCGGTCGTGGAGGTCGTGGTGACTGCTGCATCCAGGCGGGCGAGTGCGATCACCGTTGGGTGGACGTGGTCCCTTCTTGCCGCAATGAGCAGAGTTCCCGGTGCAGCCGTCCCCTCCCTCGCTGGGTTCGTAGTATCAAACATTGCCTTCATTGAGTAGATGGTTTCCCCATTCCCAATGCCGACGACGTTTAGAAGTCCAGAGGCAGGAGCCACAGCTTTCAGGAGGAGGCCGTGCAGAGTCGTGCTTGCATTCAAGGTTATGATATCCGTTGGGGATTCCAGTGTGTCGAGTGCTGGCATGGCATGGACGTGGTCACGCCTTGCGGAGATGATCTGGCTCCCGGGTCCTGCTGTCCCGAGGTTCGCCGGGTTCGTAGAGTCGAACATCGGCTTCATCGTGTAGACTGTCTCCCCGTTGGCAATCCCAGGAACATTGAGGAGACCCGCTGCGGGTGCGGTTGCTGCCAGGAGGAGGCCGTGGGTGGTGGTGGATGCATCGCCGAGGATGGTCAAGGTTTCCGCCAGTGTTTTCTTGACGAAGACCCCAGATCCTGATGCTACCAGAAAGTCATTCGCTGCAGTTGCCAGAATATGGCGAATATATTGGGTGTGGTCATCATCACCGAGTCCAGAGAGGGCTCCATGGTCGTCATGGGAGACGACAGTTCCCAGGGTATGGCGGGTCGTCGTGTCATGCCGGGTCGTATTCAAGTATTGGGAGTGATCATCGTCCGCGAGGCCCGCAAGGCCACCGTGGTCGACCTGGGCCCCGTCTCCCCCGGCGTGATCATGAGAGTCCCCATTGGTGACCCCCTTTGAGAGGGGAGGATATCGGGCGTCTCCCCGGGAGTCATTGTGGTACTGGGAGTGGTCGTCATCCGAGAGCCCCGCGAGCTCGTGATGGTCCGTGATGAAACCCTTCGTGATCCCTCCCTGCTTGTAGGTGGTGGCATCTATGACGGTCGCGAAGACATTCACGACGTACGCGTTCAGCCACCTCTTGAGAGTGGTCCCGAGACCCCCCTCCTGGTCCCCACGGGGGACGTTATTCCTGGTCGTCATTTCGGCATCAGATCTCCATTTGCGTCCACTTCCCAGCTCGGGTCCTCATAGACGTCCATGCAGGGCATGAGGTCCCCGTACTGGTCAACCTCCCACATCCCGGGGGGTGCATTCGTGCCTGGGGTCCCTGGGGTTCCCTGTGAACCCGGGTCCCCTTGATCGCCCTTCGCGCCGGGCGTACCCGGATCTCCCTGATCACCCTTCGAGCCCGGGGAGCCCGGTACTCCTTGGATCCCCTGGTCGCCCGGATATCCCTGGGGACCGGGATTGCCCTGATCACCCTTCGCACCTGGAGCCCCGTCCTCTCCGGGGGGACCTTCATCCCCTGGGACACCTTGAATCCCCTGCGCACCCGGGACTCCATCCTGACCAGGGACTCCTGGGACCCCCTGCTCACCCGGTACCCCTTGGGGACCGGCCTCCCCTGGGTCCCCCTTCAGACCGTGCTCTCCCTGAAGACCCCGTTCTCCTGGGGAGCCCGCCGGCCCTGGCTCGCCCGGATCGCCCTTGTCGCCCTTGTCGCCCTTGTCACCCTGTCCCGTACTGGGAGTTCCGGTGACACCCACAGCGACCCCGGTGGGGAAGATCTGGTGCCAGTCGATGCCAGTATGGTATGAGAGGGTATTTCCGGTCGCCCAGAAATCTCCCTCTCCGGAGTCGGGAGGACTCTCCACTCCGAACGCCATCCATGCCTTTTTCCATCTGGAGTCCCCGGCCTCCGAGAAGGCTTCCCTGAGGGACTCTGAGGGGCTCGAGGGGACGTAGATCCCCCAGCTGCACCTACAGTTAGGATGGCTCTCCTGATCCACTTCCGCAGCCTGCTCAAAGGTGTAGATCCCCGGACCCCATCCGTTGTCCCTCTCGGCCCACTCCCGGCACTGGTCGCACACGAGCTCATCGTTGGCGGCGATCCTCTCGAGGAGCTCGGCCCCGGCGGCCTTATACCGGGTGCGGACACCCACGTTGACGGCCCGCATGGTCTCCGTACGGACCATCGCGGAGGCCCTCACGATCCCCACGTCATCCACGTTCCGGACGATATCTCTGGCGACATCCCCGAACTTCGCATTGTTGATGACGCCGTCCGTGATGGTTCGCATAATCTTGGCGCTCGTGGCTTCCGTGATCCCCTTGAGGCCCGCAAGGGAACGGTCCTTCAGGACCTGGATGAGCTTCTGGTCTCTGGGTCCCGCCCCCAGGATGATCCCGAAGCCCTTCCCCTTCAGCTCCTCGTTCGCGAACTTCTGCCCCTGCGAGTACGCCTCCGGGATGGCCTTCCAGAGATGGTCCTGCCCGGGCACGAGGACCTTCACGAACGCGGCCTGCGCGAGATATCCCATGATGGCGTTCGTGTTGATGATGTACGCGGCCGGGGTGGCCTCCCTGAGGGACTCCCCACCCTGGGTGAAGAAGCTCTGCTGGTCCAGGACCCTCACGGCCTCCTGCTTGAAGTCCTCAAAGAGGGCCGTGATCTTCTTATCGAGCTTCTCGTAGAGGGGTTCTGCCGCAGTGGGGTCCCGCTTCCGGCGCTCGCTGTAGAGTTTCATGACTTGACCAGATCCCCATAGGTTTCCTGAGTCGCCCTCTGCAGTCCTTCAAGGATAGGATGTAGAGGTGCGAGATCCGGGTTTCCCAGCCAGAGTTTTATCCACCGTCCCATGTCCTTGACCTGTTGTCGGAAGAGAATCTCCTCCCGGGTGCCCGGGAAGGGAAACTGTTTCTTGATATCGAAGAGTTGCGAGGTGGTCTGGGAGGGTTTCTCTTTGGGTTTTATCTCCCCCTCTTCCCTTGATATGGGTGGTTTTGTGGGTGGGTTCGCCTGCATCTGCTTTACCACCCGGACCAGATCGGGCCCCGGAGTTGTTCCACCACGGGCAGTTAAGAGAATCCCCTTAACTTCTTGGGCGGAAAGTTGCTGCCCGGATTTGATCTTCTCTTCCGTCGTGGCGAGTGCCCGATCCAAAACCTCTTTATCTCGTTCCTTCGCAAGAACGAGCACCGCATCGGTCGCCAATTGAGAAATGTTTCCCGGGTGTTCATCTGTGAATTTCAGGGCCTGCTTGACTTTCCGCACTGCCGACGGAGTGAGATCACAATATTCAGCAGCTTCATCGATATGTTCACGGCACCATTGATTTCTCATGGATTCTTTCCTCCTTTCCCGGGTTTCTTCTTCTCGGGCTCCTTCCCGGGGACGCCGGGCTCCACGTAGGAAGCGCAGCCAATGATGGACGTGACGCCTTCGATCATCCTGGAGATCCCCTCCACGTGCTGGGTCTGCTCGTACTGGATCGCGGGGCACTCGCTCTTCTGGTGGATCTGGCACCCATTGAGGCAGTTCTGGGAGTGCATTATGTTCCCTCCTCGGGCGGGAAGAGCACCGGGAGGCGGGCCCTTACCCTCTCGGGGGTCTCCACGACCGCCATCGAGTCCATCCCGGAGGCCACCATGAATGCCGCGAGCTGCCTCGCGATCTCGGCCTGCGTCTGCAGGACGGACTCTCCATCCGGGAAGAGCCCCTTCAGGAGCACCTCGGGGTTCTCCACGTTGAGCGCCTGCAGGACCTGGCGGGCGACCGTCCTGAGGTCCATCGTCCCCGCGAGGGGCTTCGCATCCAGGGTGGCCCCCAGGATGACGGCCTGCATGGTCTGGAGGACGTCGTGCTCCAGGAGGGGCGGGAACCTCACGGTGGTCGTCCTGGGGATGTCCCCTGTGGGGTCCTTCATGGTGAGCACCCAGGTGGTTTCACCCGTGAGGGGATCCTCTTCTTCCCTCCCCTCGAGGGGCCCGTTGGGGGCCTTGATGGCCTGATCGATCACGTACTGGAGGATCTGATCCCAGACGTCCCTCCAGAGCTGCTGCCGGTTCCGGAACTGCAACTCGAGAGGACGCTCCATGGCCTTCGCGGTCGCGAGGTTTCCCGTACTTGGGTCCCCCGCGAGGATCTGCTCGGGGATCCCCGAGCTGGACGCGACCATCAGGAGGAGGCGCCGGCTGTCATCTGCACTCGTGGTGGCGCCCTGTGTGCGGATCGTTTCGAGCTTCACACCCTCGGAGGCGATCAGGGTACTCCCCACGGGGCGGTACCTCGTGGAGAGCTCCGTGAGCTCCGCGGTCTCGGCGGTGTTGGGATTCGTCTTCGCGAGGAGAGACTCGATACGGGCCTTGGCGGCCGCCACGGACTTCGCGCCCCCCTTGGTGGTGAGGGAAAACGCGAACCTCGCGTACGCCTCCACGAGTTTCGACCAGTTCTCGAGGAACTTCTTGTAGGCCATTGCCCAGTCAAGGGCCGCGTAGATCTCGCTGACCCCGAAGTGCATGTCCGGAAGGCAGTTCGTCTTGACGTGGGAGAGGGGTATGTCCCAGAGCACCTTTATCCCCCCGATCTGCTCGGGCTTCTCCTGGGGATTGTACTTCCAGTCCGGGTGGAAGACCTGCTGCATGGAGCCCACAACGTACCCGGTAGTGGTGTTGAAGTCGTTCCGGATGTATCCCCGCCGGTACAGCTGGGGCTCGTTGCGGTCGTCGGGGTTCGTGATGATCTCCGTGATCTCCGAGAACGGAACGGACCTCACAAGGACCCTCCCCGTGTCGGGGTTCGTGAAGAACGCCAGGAAGAGGTTCCCGCTCAGATGGAGAGCTCTCTCGTTCTGGATCCACGCCTGGTGCGAGGTCAGCGCGGCAAGGTTCTTCTGGTCCTTCAGGAACCTCTGCACGACCTTATCCACCTCGGGATGGTCCCCCTTGAGGGTCATGCCCTGTGCGAACACGTAGAGCGCCTGCACTTCAACGGCCCGCCTGATGAGGGGGTTCTTGAGCCAGTAAATCCTCCCCAGGTCGTAGAGCGTATTGAGGGCCTGCTTCGAGAGTTCCCTTCCCTCCCCGCCGAAGATCGTGATCCATCCTTGCTCGTGAAGCTGCTGCTCAAGCGCGGCGAGCGTCTCCTCGAGGAGCCCCTCGTTGTTGAGGCTCGAGGAGAGAGCGATCCGGAGACCCTGGATCTGCTCCTGGGTTGTGAGTTTCTTCTTTGTCATATCTGCACCTTAAATGGGACTGATCTGGTAGTCACTGTCATAGACGATAACTCCTTCCATTGGCCCCTCCTGCCCGAGGGTGAGGTCATAGAAGGCCCCGCTGAGGGTGTCGACGATATCATCGTGGGCGCCGTTCGGGAAGGCTGCGACCTCGTCCAGGAAGACCCGGTTCCAGGACCCCCTCAGGAGGAGGACGTTCCCGGCCTCCGCGGCGGCCCTCACGGGGCGGGCCCGCTCCACCTTGGAACCCGTGCTGGGGTGCCCCGCGAAGTCAAATCCCATGAGGACCTTCTTCCGGAAGTGGTCGATGGTGTACTTCCCGGATGCCCCGGGTTCCTGCTCCATGCGGATTCGCATCCCGAGGCCCCGTTGGAGGTCCAGGATGGCGGTCTGCCTCACGAGGGCCTCCCCGCCCGCCGGGGAGAGGCGATCCCGTCGGACATCGATCACGTACGCGACCCCGTCTTGGATGCCGAGCTGGAGACCCGTGGTCCAGTCCCCCTTTCCCTGGGAGGCCGCGAGGTCCCAGCGACGCTCCGCGAGGAGCCCCCGGGGGTAGTCGTCCACGATCCGGAACCATTCCCGCTTGAAGAGATTCCCCCCGGGGGGCGCGGGCTTCCCCTGGTAGAGGGCCGCCCAGAAGTAGCTCCCCACGGCGATCTTCTTCCTCTCGAGGACCTCCTGGGGGAACCTCACCGGCCAGAGGGCCTCGCCGGGCTGGCGCCCCAGCGGGTCCCCCGTCTCCGCGAGCGCCGGGAGATTGATGATCTCCCACTGCTCGCCGCCCTCCTGGTGCATCTCCTCGAGGAGCTTCCCCGAGAGGTCCTCCTCGTGCCAGCGGGTCTGGATGAGGATGATCGCCCCCCCGGGTTCGAGGCGCGTGTAGGCGGTGCTCTTGTACCACTCCCAGGCGGCCTCCCGGTAGGTGGGACTCGCGGCCTCCTCGGCGTTCTTGACGGGGTCGTCGATGATCAGGACGTCCGCGCCCTTCCCGGTGATGGGTCCCCGGACGCCCGCGGTGACCATCCCCCCTTGGTGCCCCCTGAGGTCCCAGCGATCCGCCGCGGAGCTGGTCTGGTCGACCCGGACTCGATCCCTGAAGAGGAGTCCGAACTCCTCCAGGATATCCCGGGCTCGGCGCCCCCACTGGGCTGCGAAGTCCGCCTCATAGCTGGTGAGGATAATTCTCTTCTCGGGAAATGTCCCTAAGTACCACGCGGGAAAGTACTGGGAGACGAGCATACTCTTGCCGTGACGAGGCGGAAGGTTCACCATCAGCCTGAGGAGGTCTCCGCGGGCGATCCTCATGAGGGCCTCATTGATGAGATCCAGGTGGGGGGCATCCACCCACCGGTCCCTGCTCACGATCCCCGCGAAGTCCGCGGGCGTCCAGGACCGCGTGATGAACTGCAGCGCAGCCGCCCGATCCCGGGCATGGAGGGACATCCCGATGCGTTTCGGTCGACGCGCCACCATGCTCATCCCTTAGCCCTCTGGAGAATCCGGGTCACCCTCTGGAGGGCCTCCTCATCGGTCATCTCCAGGAGGGGTTTCCCGTCTGCGCCGGTGATCTCCCTGCCCTGGACGTCCCGCCATGCCTCCCGGTTGCGGTTCTTGAGCCAGAAGATGCACGCGGTGACGTCCGCCGCGACCTCCTTCTCGGTGACCTCTATACGCTCCTCGCCCTTCTTGCCCGATCTCATGACCCTCTTCTCGGTGTACGTGTATCCAAGGGCCCGCTTCCGGAGGGCATCCTCCACCTCGGAGTCCGCGATAAGCTTGTTCTCCCTTAGGGCGAGTCGCACCGCGTCAGAATCCCGCGTCCACCTGGAGAGGGTCCTCGTAGAGATCCCCAGATCGTGCGCGATCTGCTCGTTCGTGAGACCCCTCCGGGCAAGCGCCGCGATCGTCCTGGGGTGCTTCTCCACGTCATACTTGCTCTGGAAGGTCACGGCACCAACTCCGGCTCCTTCCCGAAGGTATCCTTGTATCGCTGTAGCGTGACGGCGATATACTCCGGGGCGATCTCCATTCCTCGGCAGATCCGCCCGAGATTCTCACACGCGATTAGGGTGGTGCCGCTCCTGACGACTGCGACATGGTACCAGGTATTTAGGGAAATGGGGTCGGGAAAGTCCGCGAGATGCAGGACTCCGTTGACGATGACGTTCCAGAGCCAATGATACAACCGCACCCCTTTATCAAAGGAAGTCCATGCCAGCTCAGCATCAGCGAAGTTTCCTGTATTCTCCTTGTCCCAGACGATCCAACATCGTGACGGAGGAAGAAAATCAGTGAAATAATTCCCACCGAAAATAATCTTATTCTTTATTTCTACTAGGATTGGAAAAAGCACCTTCATAGTATCGGTTGATTCGTCGCCCATGAGATCCTCCGCCTGCTCCTTCGGATGCTTGCGCCAATTCCGGGGGTTCGGGGCGAGCTTGCTGGGATCCGCGAGTCCCGTCCGGATGATGCGGTTCTTCCAGCTCATAGCGAGACCCGGACCACTATCTTCCGCAGATCCTCCACGGCCTCGAGCGCCAGGGCCTCCTTGTAGGGCCTCCGGTGCTTTCGGCAGATATTATAGGCTCTCTGATAGTCATTGGTGCCCGATCTGAAGGGGATCCCCAGTGTGGAGGGGGCCCCTGGGTGCCTCATGCCGTCATTTCCATTCATGAGTGGTGATTCCTTCATGGACGGGCCCCGGGTGGGGTGAACCACGCGCAGCAGCGCCCCGCGGGAGGAGCCCCCCGGGGGGAGTCTCCCTTCGCGGCCGTCCGCATGATTTCGGGCGCGGGGCCCAGGTGGGATTACTTCCTGAACCAAGACCGGATCCACTCCAAGATACTCTCGAGGAGTCCCTTCTGGGGCTCCTGGGGGGGCGTCGGTTCCGGTGGGATGATGGTGATCGGGAGGGGACCTTCCTTGTCGAGCAGGTAGTTCTGGGTCACGTTGAGGTTGTTGTACTCGATGGCCTCCGCGAAGATCTCGAAGGGGACGTTCTTCCTGACCCACACCGGGAGGGACTCTCCGGGTTTTACAGTCCCGATAAACTGCCGGCCGTTATACGAGAGCCGGGTCAGATAGAGGTTCGCGTACAGGTTACAGGTCAGGGTGACCTTGATATTCTCCTCCCTGTACCGTTTCGCCTCGTCCGCCCCCAGGGGGATGAAGCAGTCCAGGCGCGCCGCCAGCCAGTACTCGTACGTGGTACCCCCCATGAGGACCCTAGGGGCCTTCGGGCCCGTGGGGATCCCCGTGAAGCCCACCCAGGAGATCGGCTTCCGGAACCCCCTCCGGTTCCAGCCTGTGAAGATCTCCGAGTGCGCGCCGATCTTCTGCAGGTCCGTGAGGGGCCTCGGGTACCATCCGTCCCCGCCTTCCATCTGGATAAAGTTCTCGTACACGGCCTCCGAAATCGCCACCCAGCCACGCTCCATGATGGCTCTCTTCATGAGCTCAATCTGGTTCCCATCCGGGGGGAGCTCCGCGAACCCATGGAGCCGGTGGAGGATCCGAGTCTGCTCGATGTCCTGGAGGTGGTCCTGGGGGGGCTGGACATTCACGCACCGGGAGTCCTGTGCGGTCGCCCACTGGCGTTCGAAGCAGTGCCCTCGCTTGACCCAGTTCTTCAGGACCGCGATCGTGTACCCCCCCATGGGGGCCGTAACGTGTCCCTCGAGGCGTCCCTCCTGGTAGAGACCCTCCGAGGAGGCCGTGATCTCGAAGCCCGTACTGTGCAGGACCCCATTGGGGTCCAGGACATTCTCCCGGTACTGGGCGCGGTCCTCCTCCGTGGGACGTTCTCCCGTGACACGCATGTGCTCTAGGTCGGCCCCAAAGCGGGGATTCGCCCCGGTGCAGATCCCTCTCCCGCCACCCTGGTTCCCGGGGGCGAGCTCCACCACAAGGGGGTTATCGTACTCCTCCGGGAGAGGGGCGAGTCCCTCCAGGGGGGGGGCCTTAAAGGGCCACGCGGTGGCCTTCACGGTCGGGAGCGGATCCAGGGCGACCTTGAGGGTCATGGTATCTCCTGCGAAGATCAGGTACTGCTTGATCTCGAGGAGTGCCCCCCAGAGAACGGAGTATGGGATCCCCATCTCGGGCGCTAGGTTGGAGATCGAGATGGGACCCCGCTTGAGGCGGAGCCAGAGTTGGTCCCTGAGGTCCATCGGGATCCTCTCTCAGGTGATGCCGATACGCTTGAGGAACCCCAAGGCAGCTTCGATGATCTTCTGGCCGACCTCAAGACCCCCGATGGTAGCGAAGATCCCGAGTATAGAGGCTTCCGTGATGGGGATCCCCAGGGCGTAGCAGCCGAGTCCCACGGCCCCGCCCACGGCGAGTGTTCCGTAGAACTTCTTCTTCTGGAAGGGCTCCCCGGGCTTGTCAAGTCGACCCGCGAGATATGCGCCTCCCCCGTAGATACCCGCCGTGAAGGCTGCCCGCACGATGGGCTCGATGACGTTTATCACTTCAACCATTCAAGAACCTACCGGGGGCAGGGCGGGCAAGGTGGGGCTCCCTGGGGAAAGAGGGATCCAGTGTCTTGGGCGGGTGAATGCAAACGGTTTCCGCCTGAGATTGATGGATTACCGCCACACAAGGGGTCCCGCATCCTGCTCCCCATGTGTAATAGTGAGAACCCCGATATAAAGGTATTTTTATAGAGAGAGCGTTGTCTGGCGGGTTTTCTCCTCAGGGGTGAGGTCCAGCGCGAGATCCGTGAAAGTCCCCGCCATCCGCTCCTTGAGGCGCTTGTAGCGGGCGATCCTCCCGAGGTCCTTCTTGGTCTTCCAGAGGTTGCACTTATAACAGAGATCCTGGAGGTTCTCCCGGTCCCACTGCGAGCCCCCCATCGCGAGGGGGATGATGTGGTCCAGGATGAAAGGGTGATCGTGATCGTAGATGTCGATCTTCCCTTTGCACCTCGCACAGAGTCCCCCTTGTTCCTCGAGGATGTTCTTCCTGAGCTGGGCCGCCGTGGGACGCTGATGGTCCCAGTACTCCACGGAGTGCTCCCGGCAGCAGCACTTCGCGCTCTTGTGGGACTTCGGGAACTCTTTCCGCTCACGACCGCACACGGGGCACGCGCACCGCTGGAGGCGATCCTCCTCCTGGGGAGTGCAGGCGTCACGACGATATTCCCGGTAGACCATCAGCGACTCCGGTACCGCTGGCGATCGAGATCCTCAAGGTCGGTCTTCCAGAATACCGGGGCTCGTGCCCACCATGCGAGGCGCTTCGTCCAGGGGGTTCTCCGGTACTGCATCACGAAGGGTTGCACCTGGAGTTCCTTGAGGATCCGGAGGCGGGTCACGTCCTCCTCGGGGGTGCTCCGGTGCCCCACCAGGACGTAGAACTGAATCGTGGAGCGCCAGACCCGGATCCCGGCCTCTTTGAGCATCCGGATCCCGTCCCGGACGGCGCCCTCATAGGTGAGAGAGTCGAACGCGAACCTCAGGGGACCGCTCCACCTGAGCTCCCTGAGGCGGGCACAGATCTCCGGGGTGAGGAGGCGGACATCCATGCCCTGGTTGATGTCCACCTTGAGATTCATCTCCAGGAGGAAATCCGTGTTCAGGAAGAACCACTCGGGATCCCCGAGGATGTTGTTATCCAGGAGGACCACCTTCCGGAAGCGGTCATCGTGGAAGTCCCTGAGGGGCTGCCACCTCTGGAGGGGGCCCTCCTTCTGGGGGACCACGCACCAGGGACAGCTCCGCAGGCAGCCCCGGGTCGTGAACCCCAGGGAGCGGTCCATGCCCTCGTAGAGGTCATAGTCGGGCTTCACCTTCTGCATCTCCTCGGGCAGCCACCCCCAACCGATGCCGGATCCTCCCGCGCTCACCTCGGCCCCGAGGTCCCCCCAGAGGGCAGTCATCCCGAGGGCCTCGGCGCGGTTCTCCCCGAAGATACACGAGATATAAACCTTGTCGGGGCTCTCCGTGTCAAAGTCCCCCCTACCGGCTCTCGTAAGGACCACCTCGTCCCCCTGGGCTTTGTGCCATGCGGAGATCTGCATGAGAGCAAGGTTAGGGATCCGGCTGTCAATATCCACGAGGAGAACTTTCATCTGCCCAGCTTCACCTGCCGCGTCCTCCTCCCCTCTGGGGCCTTCCCCCTCAGGGGGACCCTCCCGAGGTCCACGCATTCCCCAATGGGAGTCTGCTCAATCCGCCTCACGGCCACTAGGTAGGTCTTCTCGTTGAGTTCGTACCCCATGAATCGCATCCCCTTCAGCTTCGCCGCGAGGAGATTGGTCCCGGAGCCCACGAAAGGGTCCAGGACGAGGTCGCCCTCCTTCCCGTACAGGGTCAGCAGGTAGAGGGCCTCACGGATGCTCTGCTGCCAGGGGTGATACTTCTTCTCCATCCAGCCCTCCGGGAGTGTCTCGGGACTCCCTCCCAGCCATGGAAGGCCACCTCGTCCCCATGCCGATGATCAGGTGGAGCCCCGTGGGGGTTCTCGGAGGGGTTATTCGGGCCACGCCTGGTCCCTCTGCTGGATGCTGGTGACGTCCAGCCTTGGGAATTTCTCGATGAGATGTCCCAGCCCTTGGAAGGATCCGTCCTCGTTGCCGGTGATCCTCACAAGTTCCCCGCACCAGGAGCACTTATGGGTGAGGTCTCCCTGGACGTCCACCTTGGGGAGGATGAAGACCTGCCCGCACTTCGGGCAGAGCCACCTCAGAAACCACCAGCGGGACTTCATCACGTTTCCTCGGCCTCCTCATAGGGAGAGAGATGTCCCCGGAGGGTCTTCAGGGAGATCAGGCATCCCCTCGAGATCTCCCCCTCGGGGGGTTCCTTAGTGGTGAAGAGACAGACGTGGCCCCCTCCGCCCTTCCAGTGACACGGGTGGTCCCCATGATAATTGCATCGGTACTTCTTGGGCTTCTTCTCCGTACAACAGAGACCTCCGATGTTTGTCATGAGTTTTTCCTCTGGTCCTTCACCATCTGGACAAAGTCCCCAAGGGGGATCGCCACCCAGGGATGCGTCCGGGCTCTCTTGAAGACCAGTGCCGGGATGAGAGCCTCCTTCCGGGCGTTCTCCTCACATTGCTCGAGGGCGGCCCAGATCTGGATCGCCTCCTGGGACTTGCACTCTACCCCAAACGGGAAGAGCTCCCGGGCGCTCTTACTGAGTAGGATATCGCATCCTGCGAGCCCCATGGGGGTCGAGAGGACGTCCACCTCGGGGATCCCAAGGTCCACGAGGATCTCCCGCACGAGGTTCTGGAGGATCCGCCCCTTGGCCTTCCGGGACTTCGATGTGGACGCGGTCATTTCCTCACCTTCTTTATCTCGGTGAGGATTCCCCCAGGCCCCAAGGCGGTGGTGCCCAAGTACCCCTCCCGGGGAACGACGTGAATAAGGGTAACCATGGGGGCGCCCTTCTCACCGTTCTCGACTGCCTCTGGGGTGATGAGAATACTGCACCGTTTCAGGCCGATCCTTATCCATTCGTCCCGGATCTCTATTTCGATATCTTTCATTTTCTCTCTCCTGTAGTGAGCTGCGGGAATATCAGTACCCTTGCGGTGAGCTCGGCGCGGTGTTCCTCCACGTAGTCGTACATGGGTTCGGGCCGGCCGTCCGCCCCGGGGAGCGCCAGGAAGGGGCTCATGGCCTGTGTGAAGCTCCAGAGGTCAATCTCCACCTCGATCAGCATGGCCTTGATACGGTGGAAGATGATCCTCCCGCTGATCTCCATCCTGAGCTTCCCCTGGGGGGAGTACGTCACCGGGAACTCCACCATGAAGGGGATCCCCGAGTGCTCCCAGGCGAGCGTCACCAGGGGGTCCTTGCCGCGTTGGTCGGTCATCTCCGCGATCCTCGTGCAGCCGTGCTTCCCCAGGAGGGTTTTGATCTCACCCACGGACATCTCAAGGGTGGCCTTGGTGCCCTCATAGGGGTAATGCCCGTTCCCGAGGACTTTCAGCTTCACGACCTTGTGCATCACTCCACCCCCGCTGCGAGCCGGAGGTCCCGCTTGATGAGGTACTTCTTCTTGTGCTCCTCGAGGAGGCGGACCGCGATCCCCAGATACTCCCGGTAGTCAATCCTCCCGGGGGATTCCATGTGATTCAACATCCCAAGGCGGTACTCGTCCACAAATCCCAAGGTGGCCTCCAGGAGGGCAAGGCTCTGGTAGGGGTCGAAGACGGGCTCCAGAGAGACCCACGTGGGGATCCCGAGCTGGTGCGCGTGCACGAGGGCCTGAATGCGTTCCTCGGTATGTGCCGCACAGGGCTCCCATATCTTCTCCTGGCACCAGTCCGTGAATACGAGGGTGGTCCCGTACCGGCAGTTCCCCCGGTAGATCCTCATGAGGTCAAAGTCCCGCGTGCTTCGGAGACCCCCCTTGGTGAGGATCGTGAACCTCCTCCCGTAGATCATGAAGAGATTAATGGACTTCCTCGTGAGGCGGAGCTCCTCCTCGATGGGTTGGTAGGGGTCCGTACTGAAGCTCATGAGGACCTCCCGGAGGTCGTGGCGCTCCTGCATCTGCGCGAGGTCCCGTTCAAGCTTCTCGAGGATCCCCTCCCTGGGGAGAGAGTTCAGGTAGTCCGCCGGATCCTTGTGGAGGGCTTCCGGGTTGAAGCAGTACCCGCACCCATGGGAGCATCCCGAGTACGCGCTGAAGGCGAGCTCGGCGTACTCGCGGGCCCTCCCTCTTGGTTCGTAAATCGCTTGCACTTCATCACCTCATTACGTAGTCAGGTCCCTGCGGATAGTGCTCATCGCAGAGGTCCCATTCGTTGGTCTCATGTTTGAACTTCCTGCAGCTGGGCTTCATGTTCGGCTGCCAGCCCCCGCAGGTCCCGCAGAACTTCGGGGACGTCTCATGAAGATTTGGCGGTTTCACGTTCTCTCTCCCTCTGGATGTTCTTCTGCACGAGGTCCAGGAGGATCTTCTGGGCCGTGACCTGTTGCTCGATCGTGATGGACTTCCTGACCTGGGGAGTCGGGAGGAGTTCGATGGCGTCGAAGAAGTGGTGACATCGCGGATCCAAAGTGCACCTCCACTCGTGCCGGTTGTCCCCCCCGTTCTCAAGGGCGAGAATGTGATGGTCCTGGAGGTTCCGCCTTCCGTGACAGAAGACGCACATGTGACCGTCCCTGCGGAGGATCTCGTGCCGGTCCTTGCAGGCCTCCCTGCGGAGGAGGGCGACCCGGTCTCTCTCGGCGGGCGTGAGAGTCATGTTTCCCTCCCGGGCTTCCTCTCCACGGTGCAGATGGTATCATTATGTCCCTGACCATGGCAGACGAGGAGAATCTCCTCGAGCACGAACCCTCGCCGGACCCCGAATCCATGAGAGTTCCACCCAAACGATAACACATGGCCACCAGGCCCGATCTTGTCGCACACGGCGTTCTTTACCCGGTTATAGAACCGATCCGAGGTATCCAGGGAGGTCGCCCTCTTTCCGCAGGCCCGGTAGTGCTCGGAGATCTGCCGCTTCGAGTACGGGGGATCAAAGAGTACTCCCACGAAAGGCCCGGGAAGAATCCTGCAGAATACCTCGGCCTCCACGTGGTAGGTCGCGGAGGTTGCTGGATCCATATCGTTTGTGAACTCCGCCGGACTATACATACCCGCGAAGGGATCGGCCCATCCCTCTCCCCCACCGACATATCGCTTGACGAGGGCCGCGATGGGGGGGATCGTGAACGTCCACCTCGAGGGAGGCGCCACCGCCCGGGAGATCCTTATCCCAAGGATCCCATGACCCGCGCTCATGATCCCCGCTCCCTCTGAAGGCGCTCCCGGTAGTCGCAGATCACCTTCACCTCGTAGTCCTCTCCGTTTCGGAAGATATCTAAGCAATCTTGACAGCCTTTGCAGACTGAGAGTTTAACCCAGACAGGATTTTCTTTTGAGGGGCAGAGAACTTCCACTCGTGCGATCTTCTCACCCATACTTGACCTCCTGAATGAACTCGTATCTCTTCATGAAGGGGTTTTTCTGGTCCCACTCCAGGATGAGCTGCCGGGCGTCCATCTCGTTGAGGCAGAAGACCGTACTGGTCCCATCCCTGCGGGTCTCGAGGTCTCTCCATCTGTACTTGAATACCCTCCAGGGCCGCAGGGGACGCTGGCCTGGGCGCGGGAGGATGTAATCTATGCCTCCTGTCCTGTACGGCTGCTCTTCACGCATCCCCGCCCCCCTGGTGCTTCCTGAGGCACCTCTTACAGAGAATCGCATAGTGGCCGTCCCTGAAGATGGGGTTCCCCCGGGAGGCGTGGAGTTGCTTCCCGCAGGAGCAGGTCACGATGGGATCCTCGGATTTCGGGTACCGGAAGAACCTTATGAGAAGGTCATCGAACATCGCGTACTGCCGGCGCTTCTCGCTCACGGTGGGGCCGCCCTGGTGCCAGCCTCCCTTCCGCCTCCAGTGCTGCCCGAGGACCTCGATCGCGTAGATCTTACCCTCCGGGGAGATCGCGATCCCGTCGGGGCTCATCCCCCTCAGGAGGATCACCCGGTACCCTTGCTGGAGGAGTTCCATCTGGAACTCCTTGAGGCTCTTCTCCCGCTCAGGGGTCCCTCGTTTCATAGATCTCCCTTTGGGGAGGAAATATTTAAACCCCCCCTAATTGGATTGGGGACCCCATCCGCGCTCATGGAACTGGAGAGAGAGAGAGAGAGAGAAGAAAGAGATCCGTACTTAGTAGTAGTAGTATTAATTCTTTCTTTTCTGCAGGTGAATGTGATAATAAATGCTTCTCTTTGAGTCTTCGCCCCAAGGAGATCTCCATCTCTGTGGGGCCATCTCCATGCACCCGGATGGGGTCCCCCTTTCAGGTGGGGGGTCACACTGAGCTCCCCGCGGTGGCCCTCCAGGCGAACACATCCGGGAACCTGGTCGGGTCGAAGGGGATTCTCTCGTGGAGGTCCACGCACTTCACGATCGCAGCCTGCGCGATCCGCCCGATGAGGTATTTGGCGGCCTTGCTGGAGCCCGCATTGGGAAGTTGTTCCCGGGATACCATGATCTTCTCCCCCACGAGCTGCCCCTCGTAGTAGAACCACATCTCCCGGGCGTCATAGTGGACCTCCCAGGGACCGAGGCGGATCCTCGTGATGGGTCTCCTCCGGAGTCTGTACTGGGCCCGGTACGCGGGGGTCTGACAACGCATCATACCATGCTCCCCGTGAGGTTAATACCAAAGTTGAGGCCCGGGGTTTCCCACTCCTTGCAGTTCGCGGCGATGGACCGGACGAGCTGGTCCCGCTGGGCGTTGGCCTGCTGGATCCCGGTGGTTTCCCCGGCGGTGAAACCTTGATCATAGATCTGCTTAACCGCGATAACGGTATTATCGGTGGTGACCCGGGCCCCCAAGTAGAAGGCTCCCGCTATGCCTCCAATGAACATCAGGAGGATGATATAGACTTCATACCTCTTCGCGCCTGTAAGGGCATCATATCTCCCCGTGAGCATTTTTATTCACCTTCTGAAGCCGAGGCGGGCCAGTAACCCGGTTCGTCCATCGGCACGATACTGTTTTTCTCGCTTCTGCTCTTCCTTCGTGATATTAACGAGATTCCTTTCGACCTCCGACTCCTCTGCGACTCGTGCGATATGTTTTCCCTCGACGAACTCACGGAGTCCTTCGATGAAGTCGCAAGCCCATTTAGTGCATCGCACGACACCATACCTATTCGTCAGTGGACTCCCGCATTTAGGGCAGTCCCCAAGGTCTCGTTTCTCACCGGCGTTAATCATTGAGAGACCCCCAGGTCCATGTCAGCCCTCCATGACGATGATGGGATCCCGTCTCCGGACCACATGGGGGGTCCTGGTGATGGCGACCTCGCAGAGGGCCGTTACGGAGTCCTTCCCGGTGAGGGCGTCCGCGACCCCCAGGGGGATCCGGCTCCCGATCTGGTCGATTTCCCTCATGAGGTCCCGGCGCTGCTGGTCGCAGATCGTCATGAAGTCGTGCGGGTACCGCTCCCTGAAGAGGGGCACGTTGAGGACGCGGTCCATCCTTTCCCTGAACTCAATCCGGCAGTACTCATCCTCAAGGGCCCCCACCTGGAGAGCCCGCTCAAGGAACTCCTTGCGGGTCCCCCTGAGGGCCTTCAGGGACGCCTCGAGGGCGAGGATATGGATATCGATCTGCGCGATCCGCGTCGGGAGGTACGTGTCGTCCTCGGTGACGATCACCGGGAGGGGGAACTCCTCGAGGGACCTCCTCTCCTCCCCGGGAGTCATGGTGTCGGGATGCTTCATGGAAGCCTCCCCGGGCACTCATTGATCAGGCACATCGCCATCGCCGCCACCTGGAGGGCCTCCCGGTGGATCTTGTCGTAGTTCCGGACGGCCTTCCGCTTCTTGATCTCCTCCCAGAGCTCATCCATCTCCTCCAGAAGGACCGCGTACCCCTCGTGGACACTGTTAAAGGGAGGATGGAGCTGCCGCGCCCTGAGAGCCTCATGGCAAGCGGCGATCCCGATCACGGAGATCTCCTCGGTTCTGTTAGACATGTCAATCGAACCTCCTCCCAATGTCCAGGAGGAGCTCCCCGAGGAGGATGATGTCCTGCTTGGGATGCCCCTCGGTGATCATCTTCTCCGCGATCCCCTGGGCCTTGCCCATCATGGAGAGGACGTGACGGTTTCGCTCCTTCCAGGCTTTCTTCTGCTGGGTCTTCTCTTCGGGTGTCATGATCTCGCCTCCCCTTCCCTCTTGAGGGCCCTCAGGCAGCTCGCACACTCGCGATCCCCCTGGCGGGTCCCATTAGGTTCCCCCGTGTACTTCTGCCTCCCGCAGAGGGCCGTCCCGTTCCGGATATAGTGGGCGACGGTCCAGCCCCACCTTCGGTGCCATCCCTCGCTCATGGTTCTCCCTGATGGATATCGCACATACCAAGATGCAAAGGCAGATCCGCACTCATCGTCACAGGCACCTTGACGCTGATGACAAAGTACTGCCCGGAGTTGCGGAGATCCTCAATCAACCCAGAGATTATGCGTTCGGTCATGAGGACCTCCAAACCCAGTTCTCCAGAGAGCCAGCCTTCGCATAGAGATCATCGATGGGCACCTTCCCATTGATGACGAGTTCGACCGCCGCCGTCAGGCAAGTCTGGCGGACGCTAAGCTGATCTTTGTTGGGTGGCATTAGGGGTTTCCCCGGGGCCTCCCTAAGAGGACCCGTTTCGGCCTTCCCGGGGCCTCCCTGGGGGGATGTCCCCACAGACCCCCCTGCGGCTGCTGGCGCCCCTACCTTGCCCGCCCGGGGGGGAGATACGGTCGATGTGGGTGGCTCCCATCCCTCTGGAGGCGTCCAGGGAAAGATCGCGGAGAACTCCCCCTTCTTAGGGAGGACGATCCGGGCCCCATCTCCGGGCTGGTACTCCTTGAGGTGGAACCTCGCGGTCTCCAGGGCAAAGTAGGGTCTCTCGTGCCCTTTCAGGTAGAGGTTGTTCCCATCGATGTTCTCGACGATTCCCGTTATCTCGCTCATCCCTTTTTCACCTCCTCGGGTGATGATCCCACCATGAGGAGCTGAGCGCGCTCCCGCAGGGTGATCATGGTCTTAATACGTTCCGTGAAGCCCTCGGGGTCGCCGGCGTCCCCGTAGACCTTTATCTTCCCGAACTTCTCGGTCCCAATCTCGATGGAGTCCCTGAACTGGGGCCCCTCCTGGGTATGAACGTGCTTCACGATCAGAGAAGGTAAAAGATACTTCCCGAAGATCGTCGGCGGCTCGGCCTCTGGTGATTCGCCCATACGTTTCCCCTTGTGCTCAAAAAGAGGTTAGGCGTCCTTCCGCCTGAAGTGTCCCTTCTCGTCGCGGGGACCCTTCCCTCTGTGATCCACGGGAGTCTCGCTCCCTTTGCTCTTCTCGGCCTCGGCGGCGTCCGCTTCGGCCTGCCTTGCTGCGACCTCCTCAAGGGCCTTCCTCTCTCCCTCCGTGGGGATCTCTCCTCCGGTGATCTGGTCCCCCGTGCGGAAGTCGTCGAGGGACTGGTCCTTCCTCTTGGAGATCGTGAACGTGTACGTGATGACGGTCTGCGTGATGACGATCTCCATCCCTGGCCCGAGTCCCGCGAGGACACTCGACTTGGCGGCCCTCTTGAGCTGGTTCTGGGCGGTCTCTTGGTGGTCGTTCTGGGCGTCGATGTCGAGGGCTGGGCACTTAATGGTCCAGGGTTCCCCCTCTCCATCCTGGGTGATCTTTCCCTTTACGGTTACTCTCATGTCGTTTCCTCTGTGGCCTTTACGGTTACTCTCATGTCGTTTCCTCTGTGGGTTTCACGATGGGGATCCCATACTTCTCCGCGAAGAGCTTGATCCCCTCCCGGAGGACCTCGGATCTCGAGTGGACGAGCTCCCTCCGGAGAGCTACGTCGATGACCCTGGAGAGGTGGGGAGGGAACGATGCACTCTCCGAGGCCCCCCAGGTCTTCTTCTCGGTCTTCTTCATGGCGATCCCCACTGTACTGGCATCTCAACTCCTCCGATCAGAAGATCGAGAAGAGCATGGTATCTGTGGTGGGTCTCCACCCCTGGAAGTCCTTCGGGAGCTGGAAGCATTCATGGTAGACTCTCTGGGTTGTATGGAGATCAAGCCCGATGGTCCCGTGGGAATCCGTTACGATGATGTGCTCCATGGTGGCGGAATCGCAGATCTCGTCCTTCACGACGAGGAGGCAAACTGCTTGGACAGGAAGCTTCGCCTGCACGATCACATCCTGCCCGTATCCAACTTCTTTGAGCTGCTGGAGGTTGTAGTACTCCACGTGGGGAGTGTCCCCGAAGTAGGAGGTTTCGCCGTTCCCGTACCACGCGATCCCGACGCAGTCATTCATCCCCTGGGGGACGACCGCCTCGAGCCTCACGAGGGTGTTCTTGAGGTTCAACATCGGGAGCGTCGCGGGGTCAAGGTCATCCATGGGTCGGTTCACACCCAGGAAGGCCCCGCACTCGTTGGTCGTGAAGGGTGCCGGCCAGTACCCGGACTGCGGATCCTGGACGCAGGTATTTCCCTCACAATGGGATCCCGATGGGCATGTGAAATCCACCCCACATACATCGGGCACACACGTTTCATCTGTGCAGTGGAAGCCCTCCTCACAGGGGATCGCGGGACATGAGGTCGCGATGCACCCATAGTCACTCACGACAGTGACCTTCTTCTCGTGATGCGCCCCGTCGCAGGGGACATATCCTGTCTCATGACAAGTATAGATGGTCTCCCATCCCTGACAGACATTGTGATCCACGGCGTTGCACCAGCTCGACGAGTGGTGGTTGCGGCAGTCATCCGCATCATGGTATCCCGCTGTCTTCCAGTGGGGTTGATTCGCATACCCGCCGGTGCAGACCTGTTCGCTCGGGCATGACTGACAGGAGCCGTAGATTTCGTGGGTCCCGGTGACTCCGCAGGTCTCTCCCTCGGGGCAGGTCCCCGAGTGATGTTCGTTATCGCACGCACAGGGCGGCGACGGAAAGTGAGCAGCCGCCGGCCCAATGAGGAAGGCCACGATGACAATCATGGCAATTCCGATAAGGATTCTTCGCATAGTCTCCTCGGTTCTTGGTAGGTTCTTCTTCTCTCGATACACGGATCCCGCTGGGGACCCTCCAGAAAGGGCACGTTCTCTCTTCTTTGCATTCACCCCCACTTAATAAGAGTTAATAAGGATATATGGGTATAAATATCTTCCCATCCGTTCAGCAGATGCAGACCGCGGTGACTTCGGCGTGGGCGATCTTATTGGGGGTGTACCCCCCGAGGGTGAAGTTCATGAAGGCATGGCTCCCCGGGACAAGCCGCTGGATCCGCGTCCAGTTCGCGACCTCCGGGAGGGAGAGCGGCCCGGGCCCCGGGATCATCTGGAACTGGTAATCGCTACCTGCCTGCCTGGAGAACTTATACCAGAAGGAGACCCGGGAGGTCGCCTGGGGGGTAAAGTTCTGCTGGATCATCGCGACCTTGAAGCCCCCGTAGGGGTTCGAGGGGATATCGAAAGTCGCGTGGGTGGTGCAGCCCCCGATCCCTCCGCTGATCCCGAAGGCCACGGTCCCCAAGTACTGCGTGATGACCCAGTTCGCGGAGCTGCTCAAGCAGGGGTTGAGGAGGATGTTCGTGCAGGGGAGGTCCCCGCGCCCGACCGTCACGTACAGCTCCTGGCCCCCAATAGGGATAAGGGCGATCCGGTCCCCCTCATGGAGGGCCCCGGGCTTGATCGCGACGTATTTATCCCCCTCGGGGAGCAGGAGGACCTCGTCTCCCTCTGCGGGAGTCGCCCCCTTGAGGGCCACGATCTGCTTTCCCCCGAAGCCGTGCGCGAGCAGGAAGATCTCATCGCCATCCTCGAGGGTCATGGTGGATTCAGGTTCCTCGCGATGATCGTCCGGCCATCCTTGTCGAGCATCACGGTGGCCTCCTCATCGGGAGTCCCCACGATGGTCCCCGTGAGGTTCTCCAGAACCATCTCCCGCACGATGGATCTCGCGACCGCCTTCATCTCGGAGGTCCTGTCCTGAGTGAGCATCTTCAGGAGCGCCGAGGAGGAGAAATTATTGTCCTTGACGCAGTCCACGGTGACCGTCACCTGCGCCTCACCCTCGGACTTCTTGAGGGCGTACTCGATGCCCGTGATCCGCATCCACTCCTCGGGGATCTCCGGGAAGCCCGTGAACTTAATCTGCTGGTACAGGACGAGGTCCGCCCGGCTATGGAGGGCCACCGTGTAGACGGCCGCAGGATCCTCCAGGATGGCCAGGATGGCCTCCGCGACCGCGAGGCACTCCCCGGAGGTCTCGAGATCGGGACGATTCACGCAGTACTGGATGGCGAGCTCGTCCCCGGCGGCCCTTGCGGCGCTCTGGGCGGTCGCGACCACATAGACCCCGGTGCCCCCGTCGACGGTCATCCCCGCGACGCGGACCTCGTTCACCCTCTCGTCGGAGTGCCCGGTGACGTTGATCTCGAGGTCGAACCCATCCTCATGGTCAATGGTCTGCGGGCCCGGGAGGTCAAGGTCGGTGTCAATCGCAGAGTATGGGATGAAGTACGCCACGGGATGGAACATCCCCCCGGACGCGAGCCACTTCACCTCAAAGATGTACCCACAATGGTCTGCGATATCCTGGATCGTCTGCAGGAGGGGGGTCTTCTCGTCCACCCGGAACATCCTCTTAGGGGTGGTGGTCCCCCAGTCGGCGACATCCGTGATCACGTGGGGTTCGATCCCGGTCTCCACGAGCCAAGACGTCCCGAGGGGATTCCCCCCGAGGAGCCTCCTCAGGAGCTCCCCAGGGTTCGTATCCTCGGAGACCTCGGGATAGTCGACCCCCGCGAAACCCACCCACGGCATGAGGTGTCTCCAGAATCCCCGCTGGCGGGTCAGGTACCATCCATAGTCGTACCCCGTGAAGGTCGCGGTTCTCTTGGCGGTCCGAGCCCTCTTCAGGTCCCCAGGGATGAAACCATAAAAGACCGTGTGGGTGACCGGGATATGATCATCCATCTCCACAATGAGGTGCCGGAAGTGCTCCGGAGTGTTGGTGCCCACGATGGATGCTCTGAGCTGCCAGAGGGCGTCCCCGACTTTCTTCTTGACCGCGATCCCCTCTGCGCCCACCTGATAATCATTCAGGGAGGAGAGGACAAAAATGGGCGGGAGACTGCGGGCGTCCCGGGTGCGGTCCTCGGAGCCCACGGGGAGCGTGCGCTCGATGGTATCAGGGGTGCTCGTGGGATCCCTTCCGCGAGCAGTTATGCATTCCCCCCCAGAGATGGTGAAGTCATCCAGGTAAACCTCAACGGTCGCGCTATCTGTCTGGAGGAAGAGCTGGACGATCATGTTCTCGAAGTACTGGGTTGCGAGGTACCCGTATTCGACGAAGTCCCCGGGAGTACTCACATCGACCACGGTGTAGTCCACCCAGGTCACACCGTCGTAGATCATCATGAGGTAGAGGGCCCCGGGATCCTCCTGGACGCACTTGATAAAGCCCCCGAGAGCCTGTCCGGGGCGCACCATCCCGAGCGTCACGGACTGCTGGGACACGGAGTCTGCTTCGGCGGTCACATGTAACCCGTAGGATCCAGATCTCTTGGCGGTCCCGTCAACAACCTCCGTGTGCGTCCCGGACCCCGTCAAGCTCCATCCCGAGGTATCCCCGGTTTCAAAGTCCCCGTTGGGGACCACGGGGACAACCCCCGAGAGATCCAGGAGAAGACCCCACGTGGGTCCCCTCTCGCGGCTACAGCTCGCGATCCCGAGGTCGTGGTCGGTCATACCCGGGCATCCACGAGCTCCAGGGTGACCGTGACAAGCTCACCCGAGAGGATGACATGATCCCCCGCGTAGACGTGTCGGATCCCGAGGTTCCCCCCGGTGACGGCCGTATCAAATACTCCGATTTCCCTGACGGTGAAGCCCGCGCCGCTCGCTGTCCAGGTCGCGGTGATGTGCGCGGTGTAGTCGGCGACGTACGAGCAGGTCGCGGTCTTGCGATCGCTTCCGTCCCCGGAGTTCTCGGAATCCAGGATGGTATCCCCGGGATCCTCGACAGCATCTCCGGAGCCATTCGCGAGGTACTTAAACGGAGCCACCGAGACCCCGTTGAAGAGTTTACTCCCGAACTCCAGTCCGATATCAGTGAGTGTTGCCATGCTTCTCCTCCTGGAGGGGTTCCACGAACTCCTCCCTGATGGACCCATCGGGCCTCCTGATGGTGGTTCTCACGTGGATCCTTCTCTCCCTGTGCGTGCTCTCGTCCATGTCAGCTCCCCGTGTCCTGCGCGAATGTCACCCGGTACTTCCACCACAGACCCCCCGTCCCAGGGAGCTCCGTGACTCTGACGCCCCCGATGATCGCGCAGTTCGAGTAGGTGTCGCCGCCGATCGCAAGATCCCCGAGGGTCCCCGTGGTCTGGATGACGGTCTTCCCGTTCAGGAGGGAAAACTTGGTCGCGATCCCCGCCTTCGCCATGAGGTCGTCGATATCATCGTAGTCGTTGGTCATGCAGTCCAGGGTGACCTCCATCCCGGCATCCCCGAGGAGTTTAGGGTTCACCGGGGAGGGACTCCTGAGGGGGGTGGTGTCGAAGGTTATGATGGTCGTCATGGAAGTGTAGGCACCCCCTTCTGGACACGGCCCTCCCGGTCGAGGTACTCCTGGAGGGTATCCCCCTTGGCGAGATTGACAGCGGCGACATTAATCTGGGTCCCGGTTCCCTGGGAGATCTGCCTCCCCTTCTCGAACTCCGCCCCGGCTCCCTCAAGACCCCCCCCGGTGAGGAGAGCCACCCCCGCCCCCACGAGGTGCGTAAAGGCAACGGCGTTCTTGAGGACCCAGGCGATTCCATCTATGGCGGGCTTCACGGCCTCGAGGAGCCCCGGGAGCTCCTTCAGGAGGGGCATGATCGCCACCCCGAGCTCGTTCGAGAACACCGCCATGGTCGCGTTCACCTCATCCTGGGTGGCCTTGAAGGACTCCGCGGCCGCAAGGTCCTCCTGGGAGATAACCAGCCCCGCCTTGTGAGCGGCATCCGCCATGGCGTTCCACTGGGGAGTGCTGGTCCCCACGAGCTCCATGACACCCTTATAGCCCCTCCCGAAGATGTCGAACGCAAGGGCGTTCCGTTTCGCGGGATCCTCGATGCTCCCCAGGGCCTCGACGACGTTCGCGAAGACGGTCTCCGTGGGGAGCATCTTCCCGGAGGTGTCCTGCCAGGCCACCCCGAGCTGCGTCATAGCTTCCGCATCCTTGTCAGCCCCTGGGGAGACTTCCCCGATGTTCTTCACCATCATCTCCACGGCAGTCGCGACGGCGTCGAAGTCCCCCCCAGTCTGGCCCACGATGTACCTGAGCTCCTGGAGGGAGTCCGTGGACATCCCCGTGGTCCTGGTGAGGTCGTTCAGGCGGTCCGCGTACTCGGCGGCCTTCCCGGCGTTCGCCCAGAGGGCCGCGCCCACCCCGACCGCGATCCCCGCGACCCCGAGGCCGGTCGTGGCGACCTCTCCCCAGGAGGCGTTCAGCTTCCCGGCCCCCTTGGAGGCGGAGTCCACGCCGGCCTTGGTCTTATCCTCGGCGGTGATCCCGTACACGAGGTCCCCGAGGGTCCCAAAGAGGCCCATGTCAGTGTCCCTTCTGGGCGAGGATCGCCGCGATCTGACTCATCTTTTCGTTGTAGGCTTCCATCATGAACTCCTTGATCTCGGGTGGGAGGTCCCCCCACTCGCGGGGATCCTTGATCCTCCAATAGTGGAGAAAGTTAGCGTAGTTCTGCCCCTGGGGGCTTCTCGCGAAAGGCCCCCAGAGCGGCGAGCCGCTGGTTCCGTTCCCGGTTCCGGAGGGCCCGCCTCTCGTAGAAGCCAATGATCACCTCCGCCCCATCCGAGGGGGAGTACCCGTCCTGGCGGTGCCGCATCCAGTATTCCTTCGTGAGGATGGGGTTCGCGGTCACGATCCCCAGCAGTTCGCACGCGATCTCGTCCAGGCGGGCACCGTCCACGCCCGGAGTCAGGGTGACCTTCTCGGCATCAAGGGTCCTGAGGAGGATGAGATCCGTCTCGGGGAGGGCCACCCGGATCGCCACCTGGTCTCCCTGTCCGAGATCCAGGAACTCATGGGCTCCGTCGCTTTTGTGGGTGCGGCGCTCGAGCATCTCGATCTCGTTCACCCACTTGAGGGCTTCTGCCTCACTGAGGCCCTCGAGGGACTTGAAGATCCCCTCTCGCTCATCCTCCGCGAGCTGCCTGAGGAGGGTGGCCTTCTTCTCTGGGGACAGGGGAGGCACGCGGATCCCTCAGGCCACCACGAGCTCCACTTCGAGCTCCGAGACCTTGTGCATGTCCACGTCCAGGTCGCACGGAACAAGAGTCCCGGCGCCCTTCCAGACAAGCCCCCCGTTCTTGAACCAGCAGTCGGGGGCCGTGACCTGGAAGATGTTCCCCTCGTCGTCCTCGGCCTTCCCGATCAGGTCAAATACCTTCAGGGGTCCGAATACATAGGAGCTCGAACCTGCCAAGGACTCAAACTGGAACTTTGCCCCGGCACCCACGACCCCTATGGGAAGCGCAGTCGGGGCGGTCTTGAAGATCTGGGACCCGTCGAAGTTCGTTCCCGCGACGGATCCGTTGGGGATCACGATGATCTCCGTGACGGGGTTGTCGTTAATGTCCGTTCCATAGAGGATGACCAACCCGCCGGTCGTGATAGGGGCCACGGAGAGCGCGATCCGTCCCCTCGAGGGAGTCGTGATGGGGGTCCCGATCGTGATGGGAATCCCGGCCGTAAAGGTCGCGGCGGCCTGCAGGACCGCGGCTGTGCCCGTGATGGGGGTCTCGTTGAGGCCGTACCCGATCATCCTGAGCATCTCGGCCTTCTGGAGGGCTCCCGTGACCTTAAAGGTCTTAATGGTCCTCTTCCCGGGGATGTGCTCCTCTCCCCCGTAGTCGCCGGAGATCTCCTGCACGATGGTCTCCGTGTTCCACTCAATGTCAAACAGGACGTCCGCGAGGGGGGGCCCGCCGATCGTGAGCAGCCCATGGACGCCCGTGAACTTTCCAAACTCAGATGTTGCCATGTTTTGTCACCAGATTCTCTTCTCTCCCCGCATAAGGGTTTTACGCATCATGAATCCCGTAGTTGCACGCGTACCTGAGGACCGCATGGTACGCCCGGAGGGACTCGTCCCAGGGCATCGACCTGGAGATCCGGTCCCATCCCCAGGTGTCATCCAGGGTGCCCCCCGTGGGGCCCGGGATAAGGAGCTCGTCCAGGAGCTCGCAGATCTCCGCCCGGTGCTGGTTGCTCTGCTGGGTCCAGACATCCACCGTGACGACGTCCATCTGGTCCCGGTTCTGGTAATACCTGTACCCGGGGCGCTTCGTGGAGTCCCCCCCACCATCCTCGACGGTCACACACGGGAGGGCCTGTCCCTGCTTGATGTGTCCCGCGACGACCCGCCCGGGGCCCCCGAGGAGTGTCCTCAGGGAGGTGTTCGCTTCGAGGAACGTGATAAGGTCATCGAGGATCATACGCACTGGTCCTGGCAGTTCTGGATGATAACTGCCGCGATCCCGTCCCAGGTGGCGTCCCGCTTCGCGACGATGGCGTCAAAGATGAAGGGTCTCTTCCGCATAACGCCCGTCCCGTCATGCACGGCGAGCGCGTACGCCTTGGGATTTCCGACGTACCCCTCGACCTTGTTCCCGTCTACGGTGACGCCCGAGTACATCTCGTCCCGCATGTGCTCGACTTCCCGCTTGGGGTTCTTGTCGACCGAGTATGGGGCCCCGGGGGCACCCAGCTTGGAGGGAAAGTCCATCCAGTCGTAGGGGGAGATCCCCAGGGTGCAATTCTTCTTGGCCTCAGTCTCCACGGCTCCCGCGAGGAGCTCCATCCGCTTCGCCATCTTCGGGATGAGGTCCTCCTGGAGGTGTTGGAACTTCTCCTGGAGCTCCTCGAGGGAGACCTCCATCAGCCCCTCCCGAGGAGTTTTAAGATCGTCGGGAGGGTGTCAATGACCCTCCCGGATCCCGTGAAGACCAGGATCACGATGATCGCCACGTCCCTCCAGTGATCCAGAAGCCATTCCTGGCGAGTTCGTTCGACCTTCTCCTTGACGACCTCCACGGCGGCTTCGCCCTTCTCATGGGCCGCCTGGAGTTCCCGGCAGTGGACCTCGTCCTTGAGCTCGTCGATCTTGCCCCCGATGGAGTCGCAGAACTTCTGTATCTCCCCCCGGAGATCGTCCATGCGCTGGTAGCACTCGCTGCTCGTCACGCCATCCATATCAGATCACTCCCGGCGGGAGCACATAGAGGTATCGGGCCCCTGAGGCCTTCGTGCTGCACCCGGCCCCGTTGCACGCGATGAGGTTCACGGAGTGGTACCCCCAGGTCCGCGGGAAGACCTTCGGGTTCTGGTTGGTGAGGTTTCCACTGAAGAAGGGATTCGCGGTGTTGGGGTCGTACCAGTCCCAGGTCAGGGGGGATCCCGTGGTGTCGTCGGTAAGTTGGATCGTGCCGTTCCGCCACACCACGAGGGGACTCGCATGGAAGGCCGCCCCAGGGGGCGTGGGGGCCGCGCCCTCGGTGCACCTGAAGCTCACAAAGCCCGTCCCCCCGTCACCGGGATCGTAACCCACACTGTACCCACCGCCTCCTCCACCGCCACGGCCATTCACGCCATTGCCTCCCGCAACGGGGGGAGCCTGGGTGCCCCCGGCACCTGCGGTGTCGTCACCGGCGGCGCCTCCATTCATGGCGCCCCCACCGCCGCTGTACTTGCGGCCACCCGCCGCGAACTCTGTGGTGGTGGTACCCTGTCCGGTGCCACCCGCGTAGCTCTTGGCCTCCCCGCCGGTACCATCGGTGCCTCCATGGCCCCCAAGGGGGTTCCCGAACCCGCCCCCGCCGGATCCACCATTGCCACCCTTACCATCCCCGGAGGCCCCAAGGCCCCCCTGGGCGTCCAGGGTGATTGTGAGATTCTCGATGCGGGTACGACCACCATTCAAGGGGGCGGGGTACGTACCTCCCGGGTTGATGGTTACTATCCAGGTGTCCCCCAGGACCGCAGAGATCCCAGAGGTGGTGAGAGTATATCCCCCACCCCCTCCGGCCTCGAACCCGGAGCCTCCGCTGCCGGCCTCGAAGACATCGAAGGCCATGCAGGCGGAGGTGATCGTGAAGTTCCCGCTCGCGGTGAAGTTCGTGAACGTCACGTCCGCAGAGGCGATCCCCGCGAGGAGCCCCACAAGGAGGAGGACCCTGAGGAGTCTCCTCATCCCGCACTCACCCCCCCGAGGGGGCAGGTGTTTATGGGATCCCCCCGGATGGGACACTCGGTGACCCCCACGGGATGATCGCACTTCCTAAGGAACTCGTTTTCATGTGTGCTCCGCTCGAGCCCGAACCAGGTGCAGAGATTCATCCCTCAGGCCCCCGCCTTGGTGTACGTGAGCTGGAGCCCCAGGAACCTTGCATCATCGCTCATGGTGTCCCCGGCCTCGGCGGGCATCCGCTTCACGCGGACCGCCAGGGTCCTCCCGGCGGCGCAGCTCCCGGAGGGGGTGGTACTCGCGGAGGCCCCCGAGATGTGCAGGGCCCCCGAGGTCTGGAAGGTGTCCGTCACGAGGACCTGCGTCCCCCAGGAGGCATCCAGGGCAACGTTGTCCCCGATGCACGCGAGCTCCGTCCCCCACACGACTCCCCCGCCCCCGGCTGATGTTGCCGTCCACGAGTAGGTCTCCGTGAAACCCGCAGAGTAGTCCCCAGGGAGGGGGACGTCCACGATCGCCGCCTCTGAGGCGGTGCCATCGAAGTCGATGGGGATCCAGATATTCCCGGAGGCTCCCTCAATGGGCGCAGAGTACACGGCCCCCCCGGAGGCGGGAACCACAAACTGGTACGCCATCGGGGAGATCGTCGCGGTCGTGGTGACGTTAGTCCCGATGTGGTCATCGCAGACTCGCACGGCGGCTCCCTTAATGAAGGTCTGGTTCTCCTCAAGGCGGTCCGTGCAGAGCTTCACGGAGGCTCCCTTCGTGAGGGTATCGTTGGCGGCCTGCTGAGTCTCCATCTCCAACGTCCAGGGTGCGAGGAAGCTCCAGTTCCCGAAGAAGGTTCCGTTCTTCCACGTGGAGAAGTAGATCCTGTTCTCCAGGGAGGTGTCGTTGAAGAGGTGCGCGAGGATCCCCTCGTTGAACCAGTGCGTGTTATTGGCGACGTTCCGGTTATCGACCTCCAGGAGGAGACCCGCGATCGTCCAGAGGGAATCCTGGACGGAGTGCCCGAGGGTATCGAGGAATGTCAGGATCCCGCCTGGGTTGGAGGTCGCCGGGAAAGTCGTGTTCCCCGCGAGAGGCATAGCCTCCGTGATGTTGGTGTTCGCTTGATTCACGGACTCAAGAATGGCCCCGCTCCTCGCGGCGCTCTGATTGGAGAGATCCAGGGGATTCTGCTGCTGCCCCACGGCCCCAAGGGTGACCCCTGTGGGGACCGTGTACTGGAGAGTCCAGCCCGCGATGGTCTTATTGTAGAGGGACCCCGTGAGGGTGTCCAGCCAGTAGTCGTCGGTGAGTCCCAGTCCGGGCGCGGGATCCCCTGGGCCCGTGAAGAGAGCCGTGGTGCCCGTCAGATTGAGCGTGATGTGGTCGTCGGCCTCCTTGAGGATCCGGGATGCGTTCTGGTTAATGAAGACCCCTTGGAGGGTCTGGTTGCTCACCATGTCGAGCCAGTTAAGCTTCGTGATTGTCCTGATGGCGGGATCCTGCCAGGATACCCCCATGGCGAGCCCCGGAAGCATCGCTCCCACAAGGAGGATGACCAGGATCGCCCCGAGAATCTTCTTTATTTTCATGGGTACACCGCCACCACGGAGATCTCCTGAGGGGTCCCAGGTTCCCCGATGGGGGTCTTGATGGAGATTGTGATGTTCGTAGCGTCCACGGTACAGGTCGTGATCTCCTGGGGATCACTGCCACGGATTCCCACATGGGGTTTGCCCGCGAACCCGTGCGCGATGAGGTCCCCGTCGGAGTGGATGGCGGTCCATCCTTTGATGCCAAGACTCGTCAGGGAGTGTCCATGAGGGACCCCGTTGAGGTTATAGGTCTGCCCGGCAGGGATATCAGGGGTCCCCGCATCGGAGAGTGTCATGAGGGAGTTCTGGATGAGCTTCCCGGTTGCGGTGTCGAACCTCGCCACGGCATGGTCGGTGGCCCCTGCGGGACCCACGACGTCCCCCGAGCCGACTGCCCAGTACGCGAGGGCGTTCCACGCCGTCACTCCATCTCCGATCTTGAGCTTCTCGGTGTCGGACTCATATCCCATCTCGGCCATCCCCAGGACGGGGTTGTTGGCGGTCCAGTTCGCGGCGGTGTCGCTCCTGAGGTGGATCTGCACCGTGGGGTCCACGGCATGGACTCCCTCGAGGTGGAGGTGGTACACGGTGTCGGAGGCACCTCCCTCGATGAGGGTAATCTCCGTCACGGTGGGCTTGATCACCTGCAGGTATGCCTCGTAGTGAGAGATCTCACCCCCATCGTAGATGGCGCTCGCCCGGAGGACCTGGAAGGTGCCCGCGTATCCGGGAGTGAGAGTGACGATCCGGTACTCCTGCTCCTCGAGGAGCTCCACCGTGGGGGGCAGGAACACCTTCACGGCGTAAGGGAGGATCTCCCCTGGGACCATCGTGCTAAGCTGGCCCTCCTTGCGGTAGAACCTGCACATGAGGTCCACCTGGTCGTCCGCCCACACCCTGAGCTTCTCCCGGTAGTCATTCAGGGCGAGCGTCGACCGGATCTGGATTGTGCAGGTGTGCGGGAGGGAGTCCTCATCCAGGGGCATCATACGAGGGTTTCCCAGTCGGTCTCCGTGACATCAAAAGAGCCGTCCTGCTCGACCTGCCTGCGGAGTTCGGCGGCCCTTACCCGTAGATCGGCAGCCATCCTGGGGCCCGAGATGGAGTGGTCGCCCTCCGTCTCCTCCTTGTAGGTGAGCGTGAGCTGGGTGGCCTTGTCCTCGAGGGCCTGGGCGGCCGCGAGCTTGACGACATTCCCCTCCATCTCGAGGTAGACCGCGATCTCCTCGTCCGTGAGGATCGCCTTGGCTGCTACGGTGTCCCGGCAGAGCATCCGGACTTTGCCGATATCCGTGGTGACGTCGTACGTGAAGACCATCCCGCATCACTCCAAAAAAGTGATGGGGGTCTTCAGGCGCCGGCCTGGTAGTACGTGAACCGGGGATCCATCTGGGTCCCGCCGAAGACGTGGCGGACCCGGTACATGATGTTGTCCGTGGCGAAGTCGCCCGAGAAGGGGCTGACCGCCGCGCCTCCCACGAGGACCTTGTCGG